GAAAAGATATGCTGGTCAAATACTAAACGATTCACTTAGAGATTTTGATGCAACCTTAAACTTTAATAAATCAAAAGACGCTGGTTTAACTTTTGTTAAATATTATGGAGATGTAATACCTACCACTAGAGATCATTGCAGAAATATAATTAATGGGGTATATGATAAGAGGAAAAGTGGACTTTTCACAATTGATGAAGTCAATTCACTTTGGACAAGTAGAAGTTGGAAAGGTAAAAAATCTGGAAATCCTTTAGTTGTTCGTGGTGGTTATAATTGTCGGCATCAATGGTCTTACGTCAATCCTGATTGGTATGACAAACAAGGCGAACTAATAATATAACTATAGGAGAACAAATGTCCGAAGAACAAACAAATGTTGCACCAGAAGTACAAGCAACTGAAACACCAAAAGAAGAAGTAAAAGTAGAAGAAACAAAACAAAATACTTTCACTCAAGAACAATTAGACAACATAATCAAAACAAGACTTGAAGCAGAAAAAAATAAGTTTGAGAAAAAACTTCAAGAAGAAGAAAAGCAAAAAGCTGAAATCTTAAAACAAAAACAATTAGAAGAAGCTAAGACTAAACAAGACTTGGAAAAGATTATGCAAGAAAGATTATCTGAAAAAGAACAAGAACTTTTAAGATATAAAAATCAAATCAAAAAAGAAAAAGTAGATAATTCAATACTATCTGTTGCGTCTTCAAATAAAGCTATTAGCCCAGCACAAGTTGTTGCTTTACTAAAAGATGAAGTTAAGTACACAGATGATGGTAGAATAGAAGTAGTTGATAATAATTCTAATGTACGATATAACGCAAAAGGAGAACTACTTACAATTGAAGATCGAGTTAAGGAGTTTTTAGATAGCAACCCACATTTCCGTCAAGGGTCGTTGTCTGGTTCAGGAAGCCAGAGTGCTATTGGTGGTAAAACTGTTAAACCTTTTAACCTACAGGACTTGGACTTAACAAAGCCAGAAGATCGTAAAGCCTATGCAGAATATAGGAAGAAACGAGATTCAGGTGCTGTTGAGATTAATTTAAACAATAAATAAACTTAATAGGTAATAACATGGCAAACGAAAGCACAAGTTCTACACTATCGGAACTATACACAGAGATAGTAGCAGAGGCTCAATTTGTAGCATCTGAAAAATCCATCATGAGAAACTTAGTTAAAAACTATGCTATCACAGGTGGTGGAAAAGCAGTTGAAGTTCCTGTTTATGCACAAGTATCAGCATCAGCAGTAGCAGAAGCAACTGATCTTTCTAACACAGCAATCGACCCAAGTTCAGTAACTATTACTGCATCTGAGGTTGGTGTTATGACTACTCTAACAGACTTAGCAAGAAATTCAGCACCTAGAAATGTTGCTGGAGACATTGGTAAATTGTTTGGAGAAGCATTAGCTAGAAAACAAGACGCAGACTTAATTGCATTGTTTGATGGCTTCTCAACTACACTAGGAGATGGTACTACTGCTATTTCTCCAGCTGTAATCTTTAATGCTCTATCTACTTTAAGAGCAAATTCATTACCAGCTAACGAATGTGCAGTTGTGTTACACCCTAAAATCGCTTACGATCTAAAATCTGGCTTAACTAATACTTTTGCTGGTTTAGATACAGAGAACTCAAACGAAGCCCTAAGATCAGGTTTTGTTGGTACTCTTGCTGGTATGCCAATATTTGAAACTTCAAACATGGCTAACACAGGAACAGCTGGCGATTACAAAGGTGGTGCGTTCCATAAAGACGCATTAGCAATCGCTATGATGCAAGATGTTAAAATCGAAACTCAAAGAGATGCTTCTCTTAGAGCAGACGAGATTGTAGCAACTTCAGTATATGGTGTTGGAGAAATCCATGATTCATATGGTGTAGAGTTACATTACGATTCATCAATCCAATAATAGGATACTTTGTGAGGGTGGGAAACTGCCCTCGCAACTAACATAGGAGAATAAAATGGTAAAATTAGTATTATCAAATGAAAAGATGGTTACTTTAAAAAGAGGTAACAAAACAATCACTAGAAGTCAGTTAGATTACGAAACTAATAAAGTGATGTATGATTTTAGAGGTTTTAAACCTGAG